TTTTTCTTTATTAAAAATATCGAGGTCTATGATGAAAATTAAAATTGAACGTGAATGCGCCATTGCTGGTCAGCATTGCGAAAAAGTTGAAGTGGTTGAGGTGTCCGAGCAAGACGGTCGTTACCTTGTAAATGCAGGGATTGCGAGTCAGGTGGATGCGAATACCAAAGCTAAAAAACAAACAGTGAAGAAGGTTAAAGTACTTATTCGGCGTGGCTGCATGGTGGCAGGCAAGCATTGTGATATTGGCGATGTTGTCGCCGCCCTTGAAACAGATGCTCGTTTTTTAGTCGGGCACAGCTATGCATTTGTTGCAGGTTCGGATGAAGCTAAAGATTTAACGGCTGAATTGAAAAAAGCCGCTGAAGCATTGGCTTCTGAAGACAAGGCTCAAGAATAACCATGGCATTTATCGAACATCGCACGCCGTTTTTCTCGGATTTCGGGGAAGTCGCCACGATTGGCGGCAACCCTGTTTCTGTGATTTTCTATAAGGATTTTATTGCCTCTTTGGAGATTGAATCGTCCAACCCTGTCGCATTTATTGATGATGTTGAGGCTGTGGGTATTGCTCATGGCACGGCTGTGGTGATTCGTAGCATCAATTATACGGTAGTGGGAATTCATCCTGATGGCACAGGCATGACCGTACTTGAGTTGGGGCGGACATAATGGCTCACAAGCGCAATGTGATCCGCGATGCTGTGGTGGTTGCCCTGACGGGTTTGGTGACTACGGGCGCGAATGTTACCGCGAACCGTGCGTATGTTCAGAGCGCATTGGCATTGCCGAGTTTGAATATTATCAGTGGCGATGAGGCGGTGACTTATGAGTCAGGCACGACACCACGACAGCAGATGCGCGAGCATACGATTGAAATTGAAGCCCGTGTGCAGGCTATTGCAGGACTTGATACCACGTTGGATTTAATTGCTTCAGAGGTTGAAGTGGCGATGGCAGCAGAGGTTTTGACTGGGCTTGGCGGGCTTGTATCTGGCATTGATTTAATCAGTTCTAGCATGCAGTTGGGTGCCAGTGGAGACCAGGTTGTTGGCTTGCTAAGTATGATTTACACGCTCACTTACTACACAGCTGAGGTTTAGGAGGCACGATGACACGATTCACGATTAAGCAGCCACTAACACTTTCCAGTGTTGGTTATTTTCCAAGCGGCACGCACGAAGCTGAACTGACAAAAGAACAGATTAAGGAAATCAAGGCGCATGGCGCAATCATCGAGATGAAGGGAGGCAACAATGCCCACAAATAAAATGACAGGGCGCGCTCTGCTTGTTAAGCGCGAAGCGACGCCATATACGGCAGTGGCATTGCTTGCCGCCAATGGTATAGGCGATTTAGCTGATCTTGGATTTGTCGCCATCGATCCTAAACGCATTGATAATAAGAATCAGGCCAAACAGCAATTTGGTAATACTGCGGCACAGAATGATGCTGGCGCGGCGGTGCAATCACTAGCAGTGACTGTGCCTGTACGCCCTGCTGCAGCGGCTGGGTCAGTGCCACTTGATATTGCTGAACTATTGGCTGGCTTATGTGGCATGACTGAAACAATCACAGCGGCAACATCGGTGGTTTATACACCATCCACGCCTGCGGATATTGATGCGGCACCGACTTGCTCATTGGGTTTGTATGAAGCGGGTAAGCTGCACTTATTTACAGGTGCGCGTGGCTCATTCAAGTTGAGTGCGGCGGTCGGTAAACGGGCTTTGATGAGCTTTGATGTGAAATCGCCGTATGCGGCACCGACAGCAAATCAGGCAGCACCGACTGTAGCGGCAAGCGCTGGGCAGGCATTGGTTTTTTCGGGTGCGGTAGCAGTAACAGAAGCAGGCGCATCTGTGCCGATTGCATCCATTGAGTTAGATTTTGGCGGCAATATTGTTGAGCATGTCTCGAATCAGGGTGTACGCATACTTTTCAGTGAGAATGCACCGAAGATTACCATTAACCCCATCTCGGTAGTGACGGCAGTGGAATGGGATGCGCTGCTTAACTCAACGAGTATCGCTATTAACTGCAATTTTGGCGCGGGCGGCATGATCCTCGATATTCCATCAGCCCAGCTTGTCGATATGGGTTCAGAAGATCAGGACGGTCGAATCGGACGCAGCAAAACATTTGAATGTTTAGGCGGTGATACAGCCTTTTCATTGGCATTCTAAGATGGCTATTCGACTGGCTGGAAAACGATTTGAATACACGCTACAGGCAGACATCGAGTCAGAGGTGCCGAGCATCTTTCTCATTAAAGAGCTGACGCATGGTGAGCGTGTACGCATTGCGGACATCCGACCTACTGATGGTGAAACATCAGCGCAGACGCATAGCTGGCTGGAAGATGTTTGTCGCATCGGTTTAATTGAAGTGCGTCATTGCATGGATGCTGAAGGCGCGCTCGTTTCATTGCCGGCGGCTGATGTGCTGGATCAGTTACGCGATCCCGCCACCATTCGTGAGTTGGCCATGGCAGTGCTGACATTGAATACATTGACCGAGGCTGAAAAAAAAACATCCGCCTCGCGGTCAGGGCGCAAGCCAAAGACATGAGTTGTATCGGCTGCCCAGTGGCAGTCGATGGCAAGCCGCCAGCCAATGTTCGTTTGTGTGATTTTGCCGAGCCGAAGCGTCTTGTGGATATGAAAGAAGATGCCGATGCATGCCCGGTACGTGATATTAATACAGTTCGCTGGCTACTTCGCCTTGGCTCATACATGCCAAGCACGATGTTAGTCGCAGGCGGCAGCCTCGATCAGCCAGCCTTGCTGCTGGATGCGGTCGAAATAGCAAAGGGGGCCATCGATGGCGATTAGTGCAAGCAATCCTAAAGTAATCATCAGTGGTGATGCCTCCAGTGCGACCAAGGCATTTGGTGCGGTGCGTAAAGCATCCGAAGTCACAACCAAGGCATTAAAGGTTGCTGCCGCTGCTGCCGCTGCATTTGAGGCCGTTACGTTAGCAGGTGCGAAAAAAATCATCGGCGTATCTGCCGAGTTTGAACGTTATAATGTGCAACTACAGACCATTGAAGGATCCGCCAAAGGCGCAGCTAAATCGATGGATTGGATTAAAGATTTTGCCACCAAAACACCGTATGAACTATCGCAAGTGACGGATGCCTTTGTGCAGCTGAAGGCCTTTGGTATCGACCCAGTTGCTAACGACACGCTACGTATCCTTGGCGATACATCTTCGGCGATGGGTAAAACACTTGATCAGGCTGTGCAGGCATTTGCTGATGCATCGACAGGTGAGTTCGAGCGATTAAAGGAATTTGGCGTGCAGGCGCGGGTTGTTGGCGACCAGGTATCGTTTGTCTATCAGCAGAATGGCGTTGAAATGAGTAAGTCAGCGGATAAAAACAGCCGAGAAATGATTCAATCGACGCTCAAGGGGATCTGGAATGATCGCTATCAGGGCGGCATGGATAAGATGAGCCAAACTTGGGATGGTATGGTCTCGAATCTTGGTGATACCTGGACAAACTTCCAAGCAGAGATAGGCAAGGCTGGCGTATTTGATGCAGCGAAGGGTGTGCTGAATGGATTGATGGATGTGCTCAGCGGAACATCGGAGCAATCAAAAGTATTGGCAAGTGATATATCGGGCGTGTTGGTTGAGGGCATATCGTTTAGTATTGAGGCGCTCGGCTCATTAGCGAAGGGCGTGATGATGATACCTGTTGGCTTTAATGGTGCGAAGCTAGGCATTGATGCGTTTAAACTTAGTTTGGCTGAAATGGGTTTGGTAGCGAACTCGGTTGGGCAGACTATGGCTAGTTTGGTGCCTGGGCAAGCAGGCGAAGATGTTGTGAAGTCGATGCAGGCCAATAGTGATGTCTTACGGGCAGCTATATCGGATGCTTTGCAGGAAGGCGCCAAGGATTTGTCATCATTTGATGCGGCCAGCCAGCGCATGGACAGCACATTTGTCAAAATAGATTCAGGATTATCGGCATTGCGGGATAAAATTAAGGGTGTGGCAGCTGCTGCTGAAACAGACCCTATCGTGCCCCAGATGGATTTAACGCGCGCCCATACGGATGCTGATGAAGTCAACGCCATTTTGGCAGCCATTCCGAAAGAGGTTGTCACAGTACATCGCATTGTGACTGCCAATGGCGGTGAGGGTTATACCGATGCCCCACAGGGTTCACGGGCGACGGGTGGCATGATTCAGCGAGATGGCTATTACATGATGCATGCTGGTGAGCGGGTGGTCAGTAATTCACAGAGTTTTGGTGATATTAATGTGCATGTTGGTAATGACTTAGCCGGTGGTAACTGGCGTGAGGTTGTGCGCAATTACATTATGCCTGAATTGGCAGCGGCGCAGAGGTAGTCCATGTTAATTACCCTTGCATTTCCTACTTTAGCAGCCCCAACGGCCCTTGTTTCGCTTCCTGATGTTGAGCATTTACCGCGCTCAAGACCTGTGCGCAGATTTCAGACAGCGTTCCGAACTGATGCTGGCGCCGATGTTATTTATGATTTCGGAGGTAAGTCGGAAGTATTTACGATGAAGTTGTCACCGTTGTCGAAAGTTCATGCTGATGCGGTGCGTGCATTTTTTGATAATGCATCGCCAAATGGCGTCGATGGACGTGCATCGACGTTTCAGGTTCAAGATTCTGATGGCATTATTTATACCGTCCGCTTTGCACAGGATGTGATGGAACCGCAGCAAATTGGCGTATCTTGGAATGAGGTCAGCTTGACCTTGAAAGTTGTCTGATGCGGACGCTTACTACAGCTATGCAAACAGCGATTGCCCGCACCGATGGGCAGGGCTTTCGTTATCTGGTTGAAATCACACCAGCTGGCGGTTCTACCCGCTATCTATGTAGCGATGCGCAGACGGTTGGTGTGAATACTTATGCGGGTGAGGTGCTTAGCCTTGGCACTCTTTCTGATCGGGTAGGATCAACATCCGATTTGCGTATTGACGTGCTTGATAATACTACCAATAAAGCAGCAGTGCAGTTGGCTGCTGAGGTGAAGGTACACTTGTGGGCGATTGGCACGGCCATATCCGATGTCATTACGGTGCTTTGGGGTGAGATTTCAGATCCTTTATCCCGTAATGCTGGAAAGATTTCATTTGATGTTGTCAGTCGTGCTATCAGGCAAGACCAGCCGATTACACGGCTGCTTAATGCCACGGATTTCCCCGGCGCTGACCCTGATGCGATTGGTCATTCAAGACCGGTGATTTACGGCGCGCATACTGGCGTTCCATGCTTAGGTATCGATGCAGGCTCAATCACTAATTTACAATTGAATTTAACGGCTATTGCGACGACTGCAACGGTGACATCGACGGCTGCATTTCCTGCTACGGGCACGCTGCAAAATGACATCGAGCAGATGACTTATACAGGCAAGACAGCCACGACATTCACAGGGCTGACGCGCGGTGCTAATGGCACGACTGCCGTGGCGCATGATAAAGGCGCGACTATTGCTGAGATTCAGACGCAATATGATTACCTGGTTGCAGATCATCCAGTCAAGGCGATTAGCGCAGTTTATGTCGATGGTGTTAGGCAACAGGGCGCGGATTTTTCAACCTTGCTGAATGATGCTGGCAAAGCAAAGGTTCGTTTTAATACATTATCAACCGTTGTGCGACAGGTTAATCTGGGCATCAATGATTCTATTGAGGTGTTGGATTCAATATCGGTCAGTAGTTCGACTGATGCGACGCGAACCGACCTTGCTTCGACGACGAATACTATGCCTGCCAATGTGGGTGCTTCTTATACATACAGCGTGACGTTCAATTTCCCAACGTCAGCGGCGAATCCAGTTAGTGCAGAATTATCATGCAAGACCAATGGCGCTTTTGGTGCTTCTGGGTCCAGTGGCACGGTTACATTATATGCCCAGGCACAAGATGAACTTGGAGCCAATGTTGATTCGCCCAAGTTATTGTATCAATTACACTCAGTCAGTGGCAGCACAACTATCATCGGCGACTATACGGCGGCTTTTAGTGGCAATGTGCGCAAGGTCTTAATTTATTGGACTATGAGTGGACTCACCACACCTGACATTCAATTTTGGGATTTACGATTAAATCGAAATCTAAATGCCTCAGTGGCATCAAGTAAGGCAGGTGCTGCATCCAAAGCAGGTACGGCGGTACTGACCGGCAATTCTGTTGCGGATACGAAGATTGGCGGCATCGTGACAGTCGATGTCGAGGGTTATGCCGATGATGGTTTGGGTACTTATACAGGTACACCCTCATCGCTCATCCAGCAGCCTGATCATGTCGTGGCGCATATGCTTGCAACGTATGGTGGCGCCACCGCGCCTGAGATAGCGGGGTTTGATGCTTTCACGGGTGAGTCGTTGGTTATTTATCTCGATCAGATTATCAGCGTGCAGGACATGCTTCACCGCATCGCCTCGGAGTGCCGCGCTATCATCGGCTATTCAGGTGATCACTGGCGGATGAAAAAAAGGCCATTGGCAGGTGCAATCGCGGCGGTCACGCTAACTGATGCAGACATCATCGCCCAAGACTCAGGCGCTTCGACGCTTAGTGAATCGCGGACAGGGCTGCGCTCGGTTATTAATTATTATATGTGGCGCACAGGAATATCGGCGCATTTACAAGCTTGGGCATTCTCAGGCGAGCGCAATGATGGCGCTTCACAAGCGCTTTATGGTACCCGCTCGCGGACTGAAGCCCTGCCAGATGTACCGACTGAAGCACAAGCGCTGATCATGATTGACTGGCTATTAGCCCGCACAGCAAATCCGAACCGCGCCATTATCGGTGGCAGTGTCGATTTGCGTCATATTGCCATTGAAATTGGCGATGTCGTGCGCATCAACCATAGCAAATGCGGCATTGATATAACCGGTGAAGTCATATCTGGCAGCCGCACACTTGCAGGCAATAGAAACGGAACAACCGCTTTGACGGTGGAGGCTTTATGATTACAGTTGTATCAACAACATCAAAAATAAAAACGGCCGATGGTTTATTGGCCAATGGCAGTATCCTCATATCACCTGTTTTACCCTTTGAGTATGATGAAGAGTGGCAGCGTATCAAAGTTGTTGGCAATAAGATTTCTGTCTTGATTCGAGATGGTGTCCTTGTTGATGATACAGGCGCAGCTGTAAGTATATCACTGGCCCCCACTTCTGGTGCTGGGCACGATATTGTTAATTTATATTATAATGCCATTTATATGATGGTTGGTGCAGCCGATTACACTGAAAAATGGCAGTTGGATGCGGCGCTTGACATAGTTGAAATTAATGCGATTCCACTCACCACGTCGGCAACGTTGCCAGCCTTGGTGGTCGGCGCAGGCAGTATTCTTACATCAAGCATTACAGATTTTTCTACTGCAGTTGCAGCCAATGCAGCGGTTGCTTTGAACACAGCAAAAGTATCATCTGATGGTTCGGTGAATACGCATTCAGATGTGAATTTCACAACACCTACAAATGGACAGGTTGCAACATTCAATAGCACAAGTGGCAAGTGGGAAAACGCTACACCAGCATCAGGTGTTACTGACCACACATTACTAACGAATATCGGTACACAGACTCATGCACAGCTAGAGGCGGCTATTGCTTTGAACACTGCGAAGGTTTCAAACATTGCCCATCCGCTGGTTGAAACGGCTGTACCTATTGGTGCGGTATTTACTGACACTGTATATACCCACCCTTCGGGCGACGGTAGCTTACATGTTCCAGCTACTAGCACTACTAACAATGGTTTAGTTCTAACGGCTGGCGCAACGGCTGGCTCACTAAGCTGGACAGCTAAGACTGTTAATACAGACACCACCTATACAGCAGGGACAGGACTGTCTTTGGCAGGAACTGTGTTTACTAATACAGCTCCCAATATCGTACAGACAACAATCACTGGCAATGCAGGTTCAGCAGACACAGCGGCTAACCTTACAGGAACACAAGCCACGGCTATTACAGCTAACACAGCAAAAGTGTCGGCTGATGGTTCGGTGAATACGCATTCAGATGTGAATTTCACAACGCCTACAAATGGACAGGTTGCAACATTCAATAGCACAAGTGGCAAGTGGGAAAACGCTACACCAGCATCAGGTGTTACTGACCACACATTATTGACTAACATTGGAACACAGACTCATGCACAGCTAGAGGCGGCTATTGCTTTGAATACAGCGAAGGTAACATACCCTTCGGCTGATAGTACAAAGCTTGCAGGTATCGCAGCAGGAGCCACTGCAAATAGCACAGACGCAGTTCTACTTGCAAGAGCTAACCATACAGGCACACAACTGCTAGCTACCATCAGTGATGCAGGAACAGCAGCAGCTAAGAA